TGATCGATTTAGAGTCTTTGCCTCAGCTATGCGTTTACGTAGTCTTTCGATTACGCCGATTGTCGGCATGTACAAATAGAACGTTTCATTTAACTTTTGCGAAACTACTTCAAAGCAGCGATACTCAGCCGAATACCATGGCTCAAGTTCAGATGGAAATTCGAAAAATTGAAGCATTCCGCTCTTAACCTTGACCTCGTCGTTGAACTTACCTTCTTCTGAACAAGTTTCAGTACACTGTAACTTAACGAAAAGTTCGTTCTGACCGTCTGGAAAGCTTATTTCATGAATCAAAAAGATTACGTATAACCTATCGATCTCTAAAATATCTCTCCAAGTTAACCAGGACTGACCGCCTTTGACTTTAAATCGAGTACACTTTTCAATTATGAAATTCAACTTATCGTCTATGTCAAGAACATCATCCTCGTCAATGGTTGACCAGTGTCTTATTTCGGAAACGGTTGCTGCTCTAATTGTTAGTTCTGAACCTTCTGCATAAAATAGTCCGCCTGATGGTAAATTCTCAAGAGGTATATTCTTCCAGTATCCATCGTTTGCACCAGAGATCGAAGACTCTTCTGCGATTTGAACTGATCGCGCTGTTCCCAAATTAGTTTTAGGTAATGACTTCTCAGCTTCAACCGATTTGGGTGCATCGTTTGAGTTTTTGCCGTATTTTGAATCTTCCTGCTCGAGAAACGAAGATATTTCTTCTTCTCCACCAAGAGCCTTCTCTTGTTCTATTGACATGAATGTTTGTTCTTTTTAAGATTATATCACGAATTCCAGGAAGGTTTTCGCTAGATGAGATTTAGACTCAACAAGACGAGTCAATGTTTCAGGATAAACTTCAACAGGCTTCATTGTTTTTGGATCTCTAATGAATGCTCTGATTATTTGATTGGGTTTATCAATTTTAAAACTTTCGAATTTACCGATTAGTGATTCACCTTCTCCCTTTTTACCTTTGAATGGGGAATTGACCTTGATTCCGCTCATTCTGGAACCAGGTTTAAATGTTTGGCTTAGGTGCTTGATTTCTCTATCGAAATCGTCAATGTCGACGCTCTGCGGTCTAGAAAGATCAGATAGGGGTAGTACCTTGATTGAAATACCTCCTGAGAAATTACTTTTGGACGCAACGAAGTTAAAATCGCCTTTTCCATAAAACGGCAATCCTCTTAATGCTTGTTGTCTTTGTCCAAATGTAAGTACTGGTCCCATTATCTACTAAATGTTGTTGGAATTCCTAATAGAACGACGGTTACTCCAGCACCGACTGTGATCTTTGAAATAACTGCATAGAACGTTTCACCTGCATTAATTCTAATGCTTACGCCAGAGCCAGAGGTCCCCTGATCAGCAGTCTTAACCGCCGTAACTGTAATAGCTGATCCGCTTGGGTTATGAATACCGTACCAAGTGTCAGTGTAGTAACCTACACCGGTATCGTTGGCACTGTTTAGTCCACGGTTAGACCCATTCACGAAAGTTGGCGTGTAGTCCGTTGAATTATTTGCGTCGGTGTGAGTTTTTAAAAGTTTTGCAACTGTTGAATGATTCATTTCTTTTTAAATTTTTTAGCAAGCACAGTTGTTTGGATCTGGATTGCCCTTTACATAGATTACCATACCTCTCACCTTAACGCTAAAATTAGGGTTTGGGTTGTATATCTCTATCTTATTTATTAGCTTAGCAACATTACGAGTCATTGGATTACCTAAGTGAGAAAAGAAGTTGCTTACTGGATGAGTCGATTCGTTTAGGTCCTGATCAACCAGCTTAATTTCGCATGATTGGTCTGCTGGTAAAACGTCGGAACCATTTTTGTCTAGTACTGGATAATCAATGTATAGGATACAACCTCTAACATAATTACGATCAGCCGGTAAGATGAAATAGTATGGGATCGAAGAAGGGCTAGACGACGGACTCGAAGATGGATTTGAAGAAGGGCTAGAATAGCCAGCTGGAATCATGTACTCTGTGCCTGATCCTAATGGATAATATAACTCTTCACCAGATGGGCTGCTTGATAAAATATCCTCTAGTGAATTATCGTACACTGATAGTCTTTCTTCTGCACAAACTTCAAAGTCAATAAGTAGATGACCGTCTACTGGATATAAAAGCTTTTCAAGATCGCAAAATTTAGCTTCAGTCTTTCCTTTATTTATGATGATAAAGCACTTATCTAGTATCTTTAAAACTTTTTTGCTTGGGTCAGATGCACACAGATTAGCAAACGAATTGTTTACTCTTTGTGGAATTGGATCATCTTGGAAATTAATGTATGGCATTCACGGCAGACTATTTTTAAATCTTATCACTAAATGATATTCTAGCTCCTCTAGCTATTACGTCATCGGATGATCGAGATTTGGTTATGTTGTTAGTATTATCTACCTCAGGTTCAGTTGTAATTTCCACAGAAGGTTCAACAGCCGGTTGAGTTTCAGAAAAGTGATCGTCTTCTATCATGAATGGAGAATCTTCAACGGGCTCATCAATATGCTCATAGGCTCCGTCTGGTCCTATTTGAAAATCATCACTTACGTATGGCACTTCTTTTTCAGGCTCAGGTGTTTCAACTACTGGCTCAATTACAGTATCACTTACTGTATCACTTACGGTATCATTTACTTGGTCAGCTGCTGGCTTGATGTAATCAACTAGTGACTTAATGAAACCTAGCGCAACAATCGGTAGAATCGCTCCACTGACTATTGACAAGACTCTTTTTTGATAAATGAGCTCCTCGTCGACTAGTCCAAATAGTTCAATCCAACCTTGAAAATTATTCAGGTGAACGTATGTGTAATATGTGTTACCCATGGCCTGCATCAACGTTAATAAAATAAAGAGTCCCCAAACAATACCCTTATTCATTTTATCTAGGGTAATGATTGAGGCTAATGAGGCAGCTGCTCCGACTTCAAACGCAATGGCTAAACTAATTGCTAGCCATTTTGGATTCGACATTAAGAAAAAGTCAATAACGTGAATCGTCGAAATGATCGAAACGAGTAAATATAGAGTAACAAACGTACTTATTATGAATACGTGAGTTGCTTTTCTTGTCATTATTTAGACTTCTGTATTTTTTCAATTTGAGCATCATACTCATTCATACGATCGTCCGGTCTAACTGCCGTTCTAACTACTGCATTCCAATCGTACAGCGTACGCTTTGATGCACGCAATCCTTCAATCTCTATCATTTTTTGTAGATCAGAAGTGTATACTGAATCAATGCGTTGGTTCATTACTTTCGCCTGTTTTTCAATCTTGCTAACTCGGCTTGAAGTGCTGCATTGCTGAATGAAGATTACAAACAACAAACCCAACACAATTTTTTCAAAATGTAGTTTAATAAATTTCATAAAGTACGAAATGTTTTTAGTTATTTATTTACTTACTGTTGAGTTTATCAACGGTAGAAGCTTTCAAAAAGGCCCAATTTTCACCTACCCAAAATCCCAGGTGAACTAGATAATATACCATTACTCCCAAGATTACAGTCTTAACTAGATCAGACAGCTCAGATTCTACTCTATACTTAATCGTGACCAAGTAAGCGTAATAATCATCGTCCTTTATACGTTTAGACGAAACGTCTACTATTTCAATCAGGTTATGATCTGCGAAAATTCCCTGAACCTTGGAAACTGACTCAAATACTCGACTCTTTTCAAGATCAATTAAGTCTCCAGTTGCAAGTTGAAGTTCAGGTTCTAAATTAACAACATAATAAACTCGACACAATGAATCGACTCGCATCTTCTTTGTCCTAAAGATTCCAGCTTCATTGATTGCTTTAATTTGTTTTCGGTAAAACCAGTAATTAGTAAGATCCTTTAACACAGTCCTTGCTGAATTAAAGGCTTCAATTGGATTAATTAAGTTAAGTAGTCCCATATTTAAAAGTATTCTTTTAATCTGTCAATCATTTCTGGATTTTTTGATAAAACGGCTTCTCTCAGCATTTTACGAGCCTTTCTGATTTTGGTTTTGACCGTGTTCAGGTTCATATCATACTTTTCAGCGATTTCATTACCTCTCATGTGATTCATCTCCTTGTCTATTAAAATTGATTTTTCAATGCAATCAGGCAAACCGGTCAGTTCAATTTGAGTCATCACATACAGATCGTCCATATAAATTTCTTTTTCGAAAGTATGTAGAGAATCATCTGGTAAATTAATAGGCTTCGTTAAATTTTCAAGACTCTGTGCGAACTGTACTTTCAACTTATGTTGATGCAGCAAAGCTTCATTCTTAGCTATCGTGTAAATCCATGTGGTGAATCGATACGAATCGCTGTATGAAGTAAGTCCCTTGAATATCTTGAAAAGAGTATTGTGAAGAACTTCTTCTGTTTCATCAGGATCATTAAAGAACTTCCAAATGAAGAACTTTAGCTTTGGATACATGATTGAGGCTAACCTATTTCTATCCTTTTCTGTATAATTGCCGCTCTTAATTAGTTCGGCAAGGCTTTGCATTTCGTCGTTTAATTGTTTGTTAATTAGGTCGTAAGCGCTCATTAATCTTTTTTTAGTTGAAGTGTTTAGGGTTCTCGGCTTTCCATTTTTCGTAGCGTTCAGTAATTTGGATCAAAATTTTGTTTCTAACAATATCTTCATCTTTAAATGTATGAATGCCTAAATTATTGATTCCTTCCAATAACTTAATGAATTCAGGTAAAGCTACTTTACTCTTTGCGATGTCATACTGGCTAACATCTCCACAAATTAAAACCTTAGAGTCCTTTCCCATACGGGTTATGAACAGCATAAGTTGTTTAAAATCAGCATTTTGAGCTTCGTCTAGAATCATTAAGCAATTATCAAAAGTGGCTCCTCTCATGTAGGCAAGCGGTCTAAACTCGATAATTCCAGTTGCTTCAAGCCAGCCCACACAATTTGGATCATGTAGTAATTTTACCAAATTTGAACGATAACTTTCCATGAATGGATCAATTTTATCCTTGATTTCACCAGGTAAAAACCCAAGCTTTTCACCAGACTCTTGAATAGGCTTTGAAAGAATGATCTTTTTTATTTTACCTGACATGTATAGCTTTAAAGCGGCCAAGCAGGCGGTGAACGTCTTACTTGTTCCAGCAGGTCCATAACAAAAGGTTATTTCATTATTCATGATCTTTTGAAAGTAACTCTCCTGAGAAGGCTTAAGATTGACTGTACGTAAGTCCTTTTCAGTAATCTCCAACTTTGGAGTTTGGGCTTTTCTCTTAATTTGTTTTTCTGGCATTTGATTTTGTTTTTTTATTGGGTTCATTAATTTTAGAAAGTAGGTTTTGACAGTTAGCACAAGATTCGTAGTCTTCGATCTGCTTATAGAAATTGATTGCTTTTTCTAAACAGTCAGGCCAATCTTCTTGACCAGCGACGACATCGATTTCTTCGTCCACTATCATTAGCTTTTTTATGTAAATTTGTTGAGCCTTCTTCTTCATTGCTGAACCGATTGATTTTACAATCTTGTCGAAGATCTCCTTTTTATTCTTTTCGTAATCGAAATCCAGTAATTCGTCAGGTTTCATAGAATTTTATTAAGTATTGTTTCCGTAAAAATGGCCAAACAGCCTCTTGTACTCTTCAACGGTATTTTCGTCAAATCTTTTGGTTGCCCCAGGTCTTTTTATTTCTGGAGTTCGATTTAGCTCTCTTAGAGTTTCGTGGTTATATCCTGAATCATGGCCTAAGTAAGCCTCTCCCAAGAATTGTGCATAGACTTTTTCAAGATAGTCCTTGGGTAACCTGTCCAATTCATCGTTGACTAACTCCCAAAAATTAGGAGATTCAAAAAAGGCTGCAGTTGATACGCATGTCATTGCCAAATCATCATTACCGTTTTGACTTCTATACGTACCGTTTCCGGCTTTGCCAAACGACCCAAGTTCATGCACTGTTTTAAATTCATTTGGTAGAATTTTATTGACTGCCGTTAAGTACTTGAAACGTTCACAATACTTCGTCTTGTTAGACTCGGTCATCTTTAATCCGGGCTTCCAATTAGAAGAAGAGGTCATGTGCTTTGAATGTACCAATTGTCCAGGCCAAAAAAGCTCGTTCTGTTCAATTTTGTCCATCACGTAATCTCCCTTATGATCAAGCTCAATTAGGAGCCTAACTTTTTCAGGATTGAAAACTTTGTAAGTCAAGTACTCAAGAACATTACTAAATTCGTTGATGTCCTTTTTATTGCTCCTAAATGAAGCGACCTGGACAAGTCCAAAAAAGTCACCTTCATTTTTAATGAAGTCTTTTACTTGCTCTAACATCTTGATTGGAAGAGCCGTGAATTTAAAAATATTAATGACAGAATAGTCACGCCCAACACCGGACGCCGTATCTATTGAGAACACATAAGTATTACCATCGTTTCTAATGTCATCAGGTGTGAATTTACTAAAGTTAGGATGAACTGAGAAGCCTTCTAATAGGTCTAAATTCTCTGGGGTTTGGGCCCATTCTGGGACCACGTATGTAGTGCGGAATGAAAAGATCTTTTTTAGATCCTTTGAAGGTAGTAATAGTTTATCAGACGAAAAGAACTGAAGCCCGTATTCCTGATTAAAATCTTCCTCCGAACCCAAGTTAGCAATAGTCATCTTCTTCCATTCCTCATCTCTGCCTGGAACCTGCCACCAGTCAACTCTCAACGGCACGTATGTATTTAAACCGTTCATTGCATCCATGTAGATTTCATAGAAGCGGTTCATTCCATTCGGAGTTGAGGTTATGATTACTTTTGAATTGGTTGAGGCTGAAATGGTAGGATAAATCGCTCGATAAAAGAAGTCTAGGTAAGATGGATTGATGTGAGCAAACTCATCGATATACAGTACGTGAATCGTGAAACCAATACCCGTATTTTTAGTAGTGGTACGACCAATTAGACGACATCCGTTATCGAACTTGAGCGACATTACGTTGTTTGAAATACAGCCTGGCTTAAGGAAGAAAGGTAAGTTCTCCAGAACTGATTTAATTTTGTCCAATACCTCTTTAGTAGTTGATGCGACGTTAGCAACCGCTAATACGTTTTTATCTGTGTGAAATATTAAGTACCATGCAATGAACACGCCCGACATAACGGTCTTGCCAATCTGACGCGATGCCATTAGGCAGTTGAATCGATTGTTCTTGAAAGATCTAATGATCTCTTCTTGATAGTCTCTTAATATGATTTGTTGAATTCCATCCTCTGTCATTACTTGTGCGTACTTTGACGCAAAGTAGACTGGATCGTGTTTACATCGCTTGATCTCCTCAAGCTCTTCCGGTGTGTATTCGAAAACAATATTTGCCTTCTTCCACACTGGATCATTATCTTTGAACGGCGAGTTTTTGATGGTTTTGATGTCGATCATACCATTTTCAAAATCGTCTAGAAGTTTTTGAACCTTCTCTGTCGTCCAAATTGCACTGTTCTCCTGATCTAGGTTGGAGAGTTTCATTTGGGTTCGACCTCCGCTGTTTGCTATAAAGTCTCTCATATTAATGAGTTAACGTCATCTAAGAAGTCATCATTATCATCCTCTTCCTGCATTACCGCGTTTGAAATTCCACGTTCTACCATGACTTCTACTTTTTTGGATGGGTGAGTCAAATGTCTGGAATCAGACACGTCCTCCTCAACCTCGATTGCGTCAATCTCTTTCATTAGATTTTTTGTCCCGGCCGTTATGTAATAATCCGTAGAGCTGGTAGGTAAAGCTCGTTGAGAAGACTCTGGGTTCGTATCACGCTGAGTGATTTCCTGATTCATCTTACGGTATGTGTCCTCTAGGAATAACATGTAATTCGCTTGAGTCTTAACGACTGTTGTTAGCTTATCTTGTAATTGCCCGAATACCTCAAATAGTCGAGGGTGGGTGTTTCCTTGGTTTATTTCCTCGGCAATTTTTTCAATTGCCATTCGTATTGTTTTTAGCTGAAAGAAAATATTTTGAATGCTAGAATTATCAAGAATCTGTTTTTGCTTGATATAGTCATGTTTTTCAATGACTCCTAAATCAACATAGAATTTTAACATTGACCCAGTTATGTCTTTGGCTTTCTTTTCAAAGTCAGCGTTCATTTCCATGAAGTCTAACGGCGGAGCCGCTGCAATCTCAGCAAGCTGTTCATCGATGTTATCATCTTCTGGAGTAGGTCCTCCTGAATAATTTCTCAGCAGATCCTCAAGCTCACTTTTGATTTGTGCCTTCTTTTCCTTTGTGAATACTCCGCTCATGGGATTAGTTAAGTCTGTTTTCGTTTTTGTCCAGCGCAGGATTTGCAAAAATCTTTATTTGCTTAACGGCTTCAATGTGCTCATACAGATAGGCTTCTAGATAAGCGATGAAAGCGTCTAACACGGGATTTGCTCCAAACATCTGGTTAGACAAAATCCTTTTCATTAGGGCATTCTTGTATTTGTAACCCAAATGAAGGCGATTGTCTTTTCTATTGTACACAACTTGGTATAAAGAGTTTCTTATCATAGGATACCAATATTTTTACGAGGTATTTGGGCTTTTATTTGAATATTTAGAGCGCCTAATGAAGTGTCCGATAGACCCTCAGAGTATTGATTACCCTGTGAGTCTTTCCAACCTCCTCTAATTACAGGAAATTCGTCAAGTCCAATCACTATATCATTAAATTCGTCTAGTCCAACTAGAGTAGTTGATGATGGATTGGTTTTTAGCGCATTCTCATTCGCCTCTCCAATTATGTTTACGTTAACTGAGTCAACTCCGGCCAAGTCCTCAAGTACCCTGATTAAGTCACTCTTTGGAACTCGGTCTTGTCTCCTTAACTTAATGAAGTAATTTCCGATTGCATCAGCAATATCGGACTTTATGATGTCAGTGGTAATGTCATCAAAGGCAATGATACTAACGTTCAAGACGTATCTAGTGATTTTTGGATC